ATCTTCTAAACACAAAGTCATCATCATCGATGAGGCAGATAACACAGGCAACGACGTACAACTCCTACTACGGGCAAATATTGAGGCATTTTATAACAACTGCCGATTCATCTTTACCTGCAACTACAAAAACAAAATCATTGAACCCTTACACTCCCGATGTGCCGTCATCGACTTCACAATCAAGGGGAAACAAAAAACCCAGTTGGCAGGATCCTTCTTCAAGCGTTTACAGAACATCTTGGATGCGGAAGGCATCGAATACGATCAAAAAGTCGTTGCAGAACTTGTATCCAAACATTTTCCCGACTTCCGAAGAGTCCTCAACGAATGTCAAAGATATTCTACAGGAGGACAAATCGATGCGGGCATTCTTGCATCTTTTTCAGACATCTCTGTAAATGAACTTATCAAGCATCTCAAAGAAAAAAACTTCACTGAAGTCCGCAAGTGGGTGGTCTCCAACTTGGACAACGATGCTGCTGTGCTACTTCGCAGGGTTTATGACTCCTGTTATGATTGCCTTTCATCCGCATCTATCCCTGCTGCCGTTCTTGTTATTGCTAAGTATCAATACCAATGTGCGTTCGTGGCTGACCAGGAAATTAACCTCTTAGCAGCACTAACTGAAATAATGTGTGAGTGTGAATTTAAATGAAAGTACCGTCCAAATCTGAACTTATTCATTACAAAATTCAAGCTGCAATGAGGGAGAACATATTTGCAGAAGACCAAATGAAGTATCTTGGTGAACGTGCTGGACAACATTGGTATCTTATTGATGGGCAACACAAAGTATCTTCAGAACAATTTGAAGAATTTGAAGTAAATGAGGATCTGAAATGAACCCATATAAAATTTCATATAAAGACCTAAAAGAAATTCCTGTTAAGACAACTCCCGAAAATGTAAAGGAGGCAAATGAGGCATTGTTTCGTGCTAAAATGACTCTTCCTGCTGCCGCAAAGCACTGTGGTATGACACAGAAAGAAATGAAACTTACTTTCTGGGAATATTTGAAGTATAACAAACCTGATTATGAAATCTCTTAAGACACCTTTGCGTTATCCCGGCGGCAAGTCCCGTGCTTGCACTAAGATGGATCCTTATTTTCCAGACCTTCGAAACTATGATGAGTTTCGGGAACCATTCTTGGGTGGAGGTTCTGTGGCAATTCATATCGCTAAAAAGTATCCTCTATTGGATATTTGGGTCAATGATTTGTATGAACCTCTAGTAAACTTCTGGCAACAACTTCAGATGTTTGGGACAGAACTTAAGGACAAATTGATGGATCTTAAACTGTCAAATAGTGATCCAGACTCTGCAAAGGAATTATTCATTTCATGTAAGCAGCACATGAATTACATACCTTTTGATAATTTAGACCGTGCCGTAGCTTTCTATATTGTCAATAAGTGCTCCTTTAGTGGTCTAACTGCAAGTTCATCTTTCTCACCCCAGGCATCTAATGCTAATTTTAATGTGCGTGGAATTGAAAAACTTCCTGAGTATTCTAAATTAATTTCTAATTGGCGTATAACTAATTACTCGTATGATTATCTGATGGATGGAAACAAGGGCGCTTTTATGTATCTTGACCCTCCTTATGACATTAAGGATAATCTCTATGGGAACAAAGGAGCAATGCATAAAGGATTTGATCACGATAAGTTTGCTGCTGATTGTGATTCCAACGATATGGATATGTTGGTAAGTTATAATTCCGATCAATTAGTGAAGGATAGGTTTAAAAACTGGAACGCTACTGAGTTTGATTTGACTTATACTATGCGTTCTGTTGGTGAATATATGCGTGAGCAAAAACAACGTAAAGAACTACTGCTTTTTAATTATGGAATTGAAGGACTGGTTAAACTCGATCAATCAGACAAAACAAAATCTAATTGACGAAGATCCTTCGCTTGAGAAGGAATATGCACCATATATTATCAATCGTTGTCTCTCTGGGCATATTGATTGTATCATGTACGCTAATGAGATGAATCAGTACCACTTTCTTCCCAAGAAAGTCCAGTATGACTTTTTTATAAATAGTCTGAGGAAAAAGAAGAGATTTTCTCCCTGGCTCCGTAAAGATACAATTAAAGACCTTGATTATGTCAAACGTTATTATGGTTATAGTAATGATAAGGCAAAACAAGCTCTGAAGATTCTAACAAAAGAACAGCTTAATTTTATAAAATCTAAATTTGAAACTGGAGGAACAAAATGAGTATTGTAAAAGAACCCGTCGTGAATTGGACGCCTGACCAGATGGTAGAAGTTATTCTGAATGAACCAGATGACTTCTTAAAGGTTCGTGAAACTTTGACTCGTATCGGAGTTGCATCACGTAAGGAAAAGAAAATCTATCAATCTTGCCACATTCTTCATAAGCAAGGTAGATATTACCTCGTTCACTTTAAGGAATTGTTTGCCTTGGACGGTAAACATGCAAATCTTACTGTAAACGATGTTCAGCGTCGTAACCGTATTGCTCAACTTATTGCCGATTGGGGTCTTGTATCTATTGTCGATGTGAGTAAGATTCAGGATATCGCTCCTCTTAATCAAATCAAGGTACTTTCTTACAAAGATAAGGGAGATTGGATTTTAGAGACCAAGTATAATATTGGTTCTAAAAAGAAACCTGTAGAAGAAACCGAATGATTTAGTAGGGAGTTCAACACTCCCTTTTTTTATGTTTGTTGTATAATTATATGTGGACGCCGAAAGGGTCTACAAAATACAAACTCGCTTAAAAAGGAGCTACCATAATGACTAACCTTACGAGGTATACTGCTGCGGATCTTCCTACCTTGATGGATAGGATTACACGTAATAGTATTGGAATGGACGAATATTTTGATCGTCTATTTAATCTTCACGAAACTACAAATAACTATCCACCTTATAATCTAATTCAGGTAAATAATGTAGAATCTCATTTAGAGATTGCGCTTGCGGGATTCAAAAAGGAGGAAGTAAATGTCTTCACAGAGTATGGAAAACTTTTTGTCGAAGGGCAAAAATCAGATACTGAATCGGATAGGACGTTTATCCACAAGGGTCTGGCTCAACGAAATTTCAAGAGAGCATGGACTCTCTCCGACGACACCGAAGTCCGAGAAGTCATCTTTGAAGATGGATTACTTACCATTCGATTAGGTAAGATTGTTCCTGAACATCACAGTCGCAAGGATTATCTCTAAATAAAGAAAACAATAATTGGGCGATGAGAACTTTTCAACAATTTATGGAAAAGGTTGGAGATTTTGGAAATCCTCCTTTACCCACCAAAGAAAATTGCTATGGAAAAACCGTAAAATACGCTATGGCACCAAAAAAGAAAGTTTGTGCTATGGGTACTGATAGCGGTTCTGGTGGTTCTTCTGGTGATTCTGGTGGGGAATAAATACTTCTGAATATCGTCGCCGCGAGGAGCACCTGGCAAAATCCAGGTTGACTCCTCCTTTTTTTCTTGCTATAATAGTTGAAGGAGTAAATCAAATCATGTCTATCAAGTTGGTGGTTTTAAAAACCGGAGAAAATCTTATTGCAGATACAAAAGAAGCAGTTAAAAATGAAGGTGATAATCCTGAATTTTATGTTTTGAATGAACCCTGTATGATAAGTATGGTTGAACCATATTTTGTCGATGATAAAATGCAGGTTGAAAAATCTTCGGTTAAGATACAGATGGGTCCTTGGAATGTTTTTTCTGAAGACAGATCAATTGTAATCTTCCCAGATTCTATCCTGACTATCGTTACCCCGATAGAAAGTGTTTTAAAAATGTATGAGGAAAAGGTAAATGGACAAAATAGTTAAGTGCATTTTGCTGGATGTAGATAATGTTCTCATCAGTGAGATTATTGAAGTGATGGCTGATGTTGGAGAACCAGATTGTAAGCTGATTAATCCATATCAATTTTTTGGAATTGATGATATGAAACCTTGGCCAAAGGCATCAAGTCAAACCGAGTTTATGATTCATTCTGATAAAATATTGACAATTGCAGATCCTACAACTGAAGTTATTGCCAAATACCTTGAATTAACTGCCTGATGAGATTTTATACAAACGTTCAAATGGTCGGGGATCACTTCCTGGTTCGTGGTTGTGAAAATGGAAAACATTTCATGACCCGTGAGAAGTTTAACCCGACTCTTTTTGTCCCTTCTAATAAAAAAACTAAATACAAAACCTTAAATGGTGAATATGTTGAAGAAATCCAACCTGGGTCTGTTCGTGATTGTCGTGAGTTTATTAAGAAGTACGAGAACGTAGAAAACTTTAAAATTTATGGAAACACAGGATACATCTACCAATATATTTCTGAGATGTATCCCGAAGAGGAAATCAAGTTTGATATCAGTAAAATCAAGGTTACTACTCTGGATATTGAGGTTGCTTCAGAAAACGGATTCCCAGATGTAGAGTCCGCGTCAGAAGAAGTTCTTTTGATTAGTATTCAAGATTATTCTTCTAAGCAGATTCGTACATGGGGTCTTGGTCCTTTTCGGAATAAGCAACAAAATGTAATTTATAAGTCTTTTACTAGTGAAAGAGACTTATTGATGGACTTTATTAACTGGTGGATGGTTGAAGAAAATACTCCAGAAGTTGTGACTGGATGGAATATTGAATTGTATGACATTCCGTATCTTGTTCGTCGTCTTGATAGAATTCTTGGTGAAAAATTAATGAGGCGCATGTCTCCTTGGGGATTGGTAACTGAGGATGAAATTTACATTTCTGGGCGTAAGCATGTTTCTTATGATGTTGGAGGTATTACTCAACTCGATTACCTGAATCTTTATAAGAAATTTACTTATAAGACACAAGAATCCTATCGTCTGGATTATATTGCAGAAGTCGAACTTAATCAGAAAAAACTAGACCACTCTGAATATGAAACCTTTAAGGATTTTTATACGAAGGGTTGGCAGAAGTTTGTAGAATATAACATCGTTGACGTAGAACTTGTTGACCGTATGGAAGACAAGATGAAACTGATTGAACTTGCAATCACGATGGCATATGACGCAAAGGCAAATTATGCTGATGTATTTTCGCAGGTTCGTATGTGGGATACAATTATTTACAATTACCTGAAGAAAAGAGATATCGTTATTCCTCCTAAGGAACGTTCTGATAAAGATTCCAAGTATGCTGGTGCTTATGTTAAAGAACCTATTCCTGGAATGTATGATTGGGTAGTGAGTTTTGACCTTAACTCACTATATCCACACCTCATTATGCAATATAATATTTCTCCAGAAACTCTCATGGATGAAAGGCATCCATCAGTAACTGCAGATAAAATCTTAAATAAGGAAGTCACATTTGAACTTTATAAAGATTATGCAGTCTGTGCTAATGGTGCAATGTATCGCAAGGATGTTCGTGGATTTCTTCCAGAACTAATGGAGAAAATCTATAATGAACGTGTGATTTTTAAAAAGAAAATGCTTGTGGCAGAGCAAGAGTATGAAAAAACAAAGAATAAGCAACTTGTTAAGGAGATTGCAAGATGCAACAATATTCAAATGGCGAGAAAGATTCAACTTAACTCTGCTTATGGTGCCATTGGTAATCAATATTTTCGCTATTTCAAACTAGCAAATGCCGAGGCAATCACTCTGTCTGGACAGGTATCGATTCAGTGGATCATGAATAAGATGAATTCTTATTTGAATAAAATTCTTAAAAGTGGAGATGTAGATTATGTTATTGCTTCTGATACTGATTCTCTTTACGTTAATATGGGTCCTTTGGTTGAAACTGTATACAAGGGAAGAGAGAAAACTACTGAAAGCATTGTTTCGTTCCTTGATAAGGTCTGTCAGGTGGAATTTGAAAAGTATATTGAAAGTTCTTACCAAGAATTGGCTGACTATGTGAACGCATATGACCAAAAAATGTTCATGAAACGTGAGTGTGTTGCAGAACGTGGTATTTGGACTGCGAAGAAACGATACATTCTTAGTGTATGGGATAGTGAAGGTGTTCGTTATGATGAACCCAAACTCAAAATCAAAGGTATTGAGGCAATCAAATCTTCTACACCATCACCTTGCAGAAGAATGTTGAAGGAGTCATTTAAAATTTTGATGAGCGGCACAGAAGAGGATATGATTCATTTTATTGATAAGTGTCGTGAAGAATTTAAATCTCTTCCCCCAGAACAAATTGCATTCCCAAGGTCAGCATCGGATGTTCGTAAATATCATTCATCATCGAGCATCTATGCATTTAAAACTCCGATTCATATTCGTGGTGCTCTTCTGTTTAATTATTATATTAAGGATAAAAAATTGACTAATAAGTATTCTCTTATTAACAACGGTGAAAAAATTAAATACATTTTTCTCAAAAAACCTAATATAATTCATGAGAATGTAATTTCATTTATCCAAGATTTCCCTAAGGAACTTGGACTTGACAAATACATTGACTATGAATTACAATTTGAAAAGAGTTTCGTAGATCCGCTCAAATCAATTTTAGATTCGATTGGGTGGAACGTAGAAAAAACTGTTAACTTAGATCTATTTTTTGTTTAATGGAATTACCAATTACTGAAAAGGAATTAGACACAATTATAAGTGCAATGCGTCTTGGTGGAGATTCTGCACTATATGCTAAACTATGGTCATACAAAATGAACTATCTTTCTAAAGATAAAAAGGAGAATAATTAATGGACTTCCTTAAAGATATTGTAAAAGAAATTGGTGGAGAATACACCCAACTGGCATCTGAGATTGATGAGACCGAAACTTTTGTGGATACAGGTTCGTACATTTTTAATGCTCTTGTATCCGGCAGTATATTTGGTGGTGTATCTGGGAATAAGATTACTGCAATCGCAGGTGAAAGTTCTACTGGTAAAACTTTCTTCTCTCTTGCCGTCGTTA